TTTTCAATATCTTCCTCATATAAGCAAAAAAATAAAAGCAACTCCAGAGTATATATTTCATAATGTAAGAGAACTTCTACAAAGTTATGATAATTTACAATTTTTATTTGTTGATGGTAGAAAAGAGATGACAAGATTAATTGAGGCTATATTTGCTAGTAAATGTTTCTATAAGAAAATAGATTTACAATTAGCATATGATATGAAAATTTTATGATATATTGTCCAGATAAATATATAAAAGAGATTAAAGATGTTAATGCTGAATTATCAGAATTGAAGGGTTATCTTAATGATAAAGAAGCTAAGATTAGTTTAGCCAAATTCTTAAGAGCAAATCTTGGATTTGCAACAGAGTTAATAAGTGGAGTAAAACTTGCGCCATATCAAGAGATTCATCTTAAAGCCCTTATGAATAGGAATTTCAATATGTGCGTGTTTGGTCGTGGTTGCGGTAAGTCTTTTATGGGAGCAGTGTTTTGTTTTTTACAATGTGTATTTGAACCAAATACTAAGATTCTTATAGCTGGACCCACATTTAGAACTGCAAGATTTATTTTTAATAATTTAGAAAAGATAGTTCAAAGCCCAGGAGCAGAATTGCTTGCACAATGTTTCGGAGCGAAAGCTAAAAGAAACGATCAGTTTGAATGGCAAATTAATGGAGGGAGTATCGTAGCTATCCCATTAAACGGAGAGAAGATCCGAGGATTTCGAGCAAACATTCTTGTACTTGACGAGTTTTTATTATTACCAGAAGAGATCATAAAAAATGTTCTTATGCCATTCTTGGTTGCGCCACAGAACATGAAAGAAAGGATGGAGATTAGAGAGTTCGAAGATAAACTAATTGCAGAAGGTATAATGCAAGAAAAAGATAGAATGGTCTTCGAGAATACAAGTAAAATGATTGCTCTTTCTTCTGCTAGTTATACATTTGAAAATTTATATAAAACTTATATAGAATGGTGCGAAAAGATAACAAGTCAAGAAAAAGGAGAAGCGACATATTTTGTAAGTCAATTAAGTTATGAAGCGTTACCAGAAGAGATGATTGATAAAACTATTATCGAAGAAGCTCAAGCTGGAGGATCAAGTCATAGTGGATTCTTGCGAGAGTATTGCGCGCAATTTACTGATGGAAGTGATAGTTATTTTAATGCAAAAAAGATGGAGGAATGTACTCTAAAGGTTGGAGAAGCTCCGCATACTTTAATGAAGGGAGATCCAGATAAAAAATATATTTTAGGAATAGATCCTAATATGAGTGATAGCCCTAATGCTGACTATTTTGCTATGGCAGTTATGGAATTAGATGAAGAAAAGAAACAGGGAATTCTCGTTCATACTTATGCTGGACTTGGTAATCTAAAGAATCACGTAAACTATTTACATTATATTTTAAATCATTTCAATATTGTGTTTATGATCCTTGATAATGCTGGCGCTGATACATTTTTATCCGCATGCAATGAGTCAACTTTATTTAAGAAAGATAGATTAGAGATCAAAACTATCAATTTTAATTCAGAACTCGAAGGTGGAGATTATGAACATGAAATAAGATCAGCAAAAAATCAATATAATTTACAAGATAAGAAGATAGCTTTTAATCAAGTGTTTACTAGCAACTTTATTCGTAAATCTAATGAATATCTTCAAGCTTGTATAGATTATAAAAAAGTATGGTTTGCCAGTAGGACAAGTTCGGATGAAAAGTCATTTAATGAAACCATAAATTTAAGCATTCCTTTAGAATTAATGAAAACCGAAGATAAGAAAGATTGGACATTATTAGACTTTATAGAAAATCAAGATGACTTTATATATCAAACAAAAAAACAATGCGTCCTAATCGAACATTCAGCCACAAGTAGGGGCACTCAAAGCTTTGATCTACCACAACACCTTAAAAGAAGCGTATCTGCAAATAAAGCTAGAAAAGATAATTATTCAGCATTTATGTTAGCAAATTGGGCTGTTAAGTGCTATAATGATATAATGAGCGCGCAAAAAGTACAGCAATCTCCCACTTTTTCGCCTATAATGCTAGGATAATGTGTAATATTTAAGACAAAATGGCTAAAAAAAATCAAAATAAATCAAAAAATATCAAAAATGATGAAATCGCACCATTGATGGTATCCAATGCCTCTTATATTGAGGCCAAAGCTTCTGGGGAAGAGACAAAAGCCAGAAGAAACCTATCTGCAACAATTAATAGAACAGATAGATATAAAAACATTGATGATGGTATAATCCCATTCAGATATTCGTCTGGTATTAAAGGCAATTCTAATATGAATATCAGAGATGCGGTTATATTGTGCCAAAAAGCATATTATAATTTTGCAATCTTTAGGAACACTATTGATTTAATGACTGAATTTTCTTGTAATAATATATACTTTGATGGTGGAAGCCAAAAGAGTAGAGACTTCTTTACGGCTCTATTTAGAAAGATAAATTTATTTGATTTTCAAGATAAATTTTTCCGTGAATATTATAGAAGTGGAAATGTATTTATCTACAGATTTGATACAAAAGTAAAAGATGATGATCTAAGTAAGATCACTCAAACTTTTGGGTTATTCTCTAAAGCTGCAGTTAATCTACCTTCTAGGTATATTATATTAAATCCTGCAGATATTCAAATTGGCGGAACTATTAATTTTTCAGTAGGAAGATATTATAAATTACTTAGTGATTACGAATTAGAGAGACTAAAATCTCCAAAGACAGATGAAGACTATGAAGTACTAAAAAGTCTTCCTCAAGAAACACAAAAATTAATTAATCAAAAAACTATTGGAGTTCTAACTCTACCTTTGGATAGAGAAAGACTATGTGCGGTATTTTATAAAAAACAAGATTACGAGCCATTTGCTGTACCAATGGGTTTCCCAGTTCTAGATGATATCAATTGGAAAGCGGAAATGAAAAAGATGGATATGGCTGTTACGCGCACAATGCAACAGGCAGTTCTATTGGTTACTATGGGTACAGACCCAGAAAAAGGTGGAGTCAATCAAAAGAATCTCGAAGCCATGCAAAGACTTTTTGAGAATCAAAGTGTAGGAAGAGTCTTGATTGCAGATTATACAACTAAAGCACAATTTGTAATTCCTGACATCGGCAATTTAATTGGGCCACAAAAATATGAGGTTGTTGATAGAGATATTCAAATTGGACTTAATAATATATTAATTGGAAATGAAAAATTTGCTAACACAAGTATCAAAGTGCAAGTATTCATGGAGAGACTAAAACAAGCTCGTGAAACATTTATCAATGAATTTTTGATCCCAGAGATTCGCAGGATTAGCAAAGAATTAGGATTTAAAAATTATCCAACTCCACATTTTGAAGATATTGATCTTAAAGATGACCTACAATACTCCAGAGTTTATACAAGATTAATGGAACTCGGCATCTTGACACCAGAGGAAGGCGTACAAGCGATAAATAGTGGTAGACTTCCAAATCAAGAAGACTCCGTATTGTCTCAACAGAAATTTAGAGAACTAAAAAATCAAGGTTTATATCAACCACTTATTGGCGGAGCAAAGATTGGTGCAGAGCCAGGTAGACCATCTGGATCATCTGGCATCACTCAAACCACAAAGAATGTTTCACCAATTGGTCAAGGAAGACAATCTAAGGCCGTATTCTTTGATATTGATAAAATAAAAGATAATTTCGTTCTTGCTTCAAAATTACAAGATAAGGTTGAGGCTTCATTAAGAGAAAAACATTCGCTCAGAAAACTATCGAAACAGCAAAAAGATGTTGCTTTTGAAATCACTAAAATTATTGTAGCAAATGAAAGTCCAGAGAATTGGGATAAAACGACTCAAGATTATTTAAATGATCCAAAAGATAAAAATTTAAATAAAGTTTCTGATATACATGATATTGCCGCAGAGCATTCAGTAGATAGTTATGTAGCAAGTATACTTTATCATAGCCAAAAAGAAAATAAGGAATAATTTCTATGGCAGAAAATTTAATAAGAACAAAACAAATAAATCAAGCTGAACTATCAGGTTTTATATCTAACGTTCTTAATACTGGTATTCCTATTTTTATAGAAGCTACTGGCGCAAATATAGTATATTCAACTGGTAACCAAGTAATAAGTGGAAATAAAACCTTTTATAATACCACAACTTTTTCTGGTGATGCAAATTTCTCGGCAAGCGTTTCTTTTAGTTCTGGA